TCATGCTGGCTGAAGTACGATAACTTCTCTGGTAGAATGTCTGAAACAAGCAAGCCAAAGGAGCATGACAATGACCTCTAGCCCACTTTTTCTTGACATTGAGACAGACGGACTTGACCCGACTACCATCTGGATGGCTGTAACACGCCAAGATGGGCAGTCTCAGGTACACTATAGTGCAGATACGCTCTCAGACGCCCTACAAGGCTCTTTCAGCGTGATTGGGCATAACCTGATAGGGTTTGACCTCCCTGTACTAAAACGCCTGTGGGGGCTTTCTGTGGCCTCTGAGAGGATACAGGATACTTTGGTACTTTCCCGACTGGCTAACCCTGCGCGTGAAGGTGGGCATAGATTAGCTAATTGGGGTGAGATTCTAGGGTATCCCAAAGGTGACCACAGTGATTGGTCGTGTTACTCAAAAGAGATGGAGGAATACTGCATACGTGATGTTGAAGTCACGGAGAAAGCATACAACAAACTCAGGATTGAGCTACTAAAGTTTAGTAAGCAGTCCATAGAGCTAGAGCATCAAGTACAGTGCGTCATACAGCAGCAGATACGCAATGGCTGGCTGTTGGACATACGGCACGCTATGGATCTACTGGCTACGCTCAAGGAACGACAAATAGCCTTGGAGGATGAAGTACAGGAGGTATTCAAACCTAAATGGGTTGACGTTAAGGAAGTAACACCAAAGACCAAGAAAGACGGTAGCCTGTCCAAGGTTGGCTTGACTGACGATGAGTACGCAAAGATACAGGAGACAGGCGACAGGTCGCCATTCATGCGTAAGCATCTAAAGCCATTCAATCTAGGTTCACGCAGACAGATAGGTGAGTATCTAAAAGACTTTGGCTGGGAGCCGGAGGTGTTTACTCCCACTGAGCAGCCTGTAGTGGATGAAGCCATACTGTCCAAAGTAGAAGGTATACCACAGGCGCAACTGATAGCTGAATACCTTATGGTGCAAAAGCGTGTTGCACAGGTAGACTCTTGGATTGAAGCAGCCAATGAGGACACTGGTAGAGTGCATGGCTACGTCAACAGTAACGGTGCTGTAACTGGCAGGATGACACACTCTAAACCTAATGTGGCTCAAGTTCCAGCTAGTCGTGCGCCCTATGGAGAAGCGTGTAGACAGTGCTGGACTGTGCCTAATAACAAGGTGCTAGTGGGCTTCGATGCCAGTGGGCTAGAGCTACGTATGCTTGCACACTACATGAATGACAAGGAGTACACTAATGAAATTCTCCACGGAGATATTCACACAGCCAATCAAAAACTTGCAGGACTTGAATCGAGAGATCAGGCTAAAACTTTCATATATGCCTTCCTATACGGTGCAGGAGATGCAAAACTTGGAACGATTGTCGGGGGAAATGCGCGTACTGGCTCTGCGCTTAGAGCAAGATTCCTTGATGGTCTCCCAACACTTAGGGATCTTACTGAAAGAGTGCAAAGAGATGCAGAGAAAGGAATCCTTGAAGGACTAGACGGTAGGCTACTTCATGTCCGTAGCGCACACGCTGCCCTTAACACTTTATTACAAGGGGCTGGTGCTATTGTTATGAAAAAGGCCTTGACTATATTGGATGAATATGCTACACTTTGGAATCTTAACTATAAATTTATAGGCAACATACATGATGAAGTCCAATCAGAAGTTCAGCCAGAGCAAGCAGACAAGTTTGGAGCCTTGGCAGTCAGTTGCCTTGAAGCAGCAGGACTTGCCTTTGACCTTAACTGTCCACTCACAGGAGAGTACAAAGTTGGAAGAAACTGGTCAGAAACACATTAAAGAAAATTGTAATACGTGTGGTGTGGAACTAACAGATACTAATTGGAATCTTTCTTGGAAAAAAATCAACAGAACACAATGTAAAGATTGTTGTAATCCTAATAGAAAAATACATAATCCAAATAGAATGTGGGTAGATGGAAAATACATACCAAAATCGCACCCTCTACACAAGCCGGGGCGTTACAAAGGTTTTACTGATGCAGCCTTTAGTTCCCTACAGAACTACGAAGACTCTAAGCAAGGCCAAGTGTACGTGATACGCAACCCCGCTTTTCCTAGCTGGTGTAAGGTAGGCATGGCTGTTGATGCAGAGGACAGGCTGAAGCAGTACCAAACATCCTCACCATACAGGGACTACGTTCTTGTTGCAGCATGGGATGTTGAGGACAGGAGAGAATCTGAGAAGCAAGCCCATGCTTTGCTGGAGCAGCACTATGACCGCAGGGGTGAATGGTTTGTAGCCTACAGTGACATGGCAGCGGAAAGACTAGAAGGTTTATTTAACAAGGACAGTGACAATGAGTAACAAAACAGTCCACACACTTGTTGATGACATCTACAAACTGGTCAAGACCAAGCGCCCTGAAAAAGGTGTGGACGCTGAAGCAGAGATTGAAAACTTTGGCGAAGCAGTCAAGGACTTGATGCGTAAGGAGTTTACCAACCGTGGCGGCTTTGATGCACGTAAGCTGCGTATGTCCAACATTGGCAGGGACGATAGGTACCTCTGGAACCACTACAACAACGTAGGGCCAAAGGAGCCTATGCAGCCCCATAACTTAGTTAAGTTTATGTATGGTCACTTGATTGAGGAAATGCTGTTGCTACTGGTTAGACTGTCAGGACACACTGTTAGCCATGAGCAAGCCCAAGCTGAAGTGGAAGGCATTGTGGGGAGCATGGACTGTAAGATTGATGGAGTGCTTACGGATGTTAAATCAACCAGTAGTTTTGGATTTAAGAAGTTCAAAGACGCTACGCTGGCTTTTGATGATCCTTTTGGTTATATAGACCAGATCAAGGGCTACGCTAAGTCTGAAGGCGACACAGAGGTAGGCTGGCTTGCAATGGACAAGCAAAACGGACACCTTGCCTTCCTAAAGTATGACCTAGAGGACACACAAGCGCCTGTGTATGAAGTCTTGAAGGAAGACATTGTAGAACGTATCAAGCACGTAAAGGAGGTTGTACAGCAGCCAGAGCCGCCTGAGTTTTGTAATGACCCTGTACCAGATGGTAAGTCAGGTAACATGAAGCTGCCAATAGGCTGTTCCTACTGTCACTTCAAACACGCTTGCTATCCAGACTTACGCACATTCCTGTACTCTACAGGCCCACGGTTCTTGACGGAGGTAGCCAATGAGCCTAAAGTCCAAGAGATCACGTAAAGGGAGTATTTACAGGTCAGGTCTTGAAGCATCCTTTGCAGCCATAGCACCAAAGCGTAAGTTTAAGTATGAACCCTTTGATGTCTCCTACATTATGCACAGGAAGTACAAACCAGACTTCGTACATACACGCACAGGGATACTCTTGGAACTAAAGGGATTCTTTAGGACAGGGGACACAATGAAGTACAAAGCCATCAGGGACTGCATAGACACAGAACTGATCTTTGTATTGTCAGACCCTAACAAGAAGCTGCGTAAGGGCGCTAAGATGACTATGGGACAATGGTGCGATAAGGAAGGCTTTAAGCACTACACACTAACTGACTTTGATAAGTTGATGAAATATGTTGACTCACAATAAATACAACTTGACAATGGATGAAATTAGGGAGAAGATATTGGATAGATACGACCCTGATGATTTAATAGATTTATTAGAACTTACCAGTGAAGAACTACTGGACAGGTTTGAAGATAAGTTAATTAACCGCCTAGAACAATTTGAGGAAGAACTACAAGATGACGCAAGACCAGACACAGACGAAGAAGATGAGCATTGATGATGAAAGCCCGGACGCATGGACTAGAATCAACAAGAAGTACAAGTACCAAGTGCAGTGGCACGATGATGACCAAGATGATGCGCCAAATGAGCATCCTGTCTTTGGTAATCCCGTCGACATGGTGGACAACCCACCTCACTACAACAATGGTGGTATAGAGTGCATAGAAGCTATAGAAGCTATGCTGTCTAGGGATGAGTACATAGGTTATCTCAGGGGTAATGCACTCAAGTATATGTGGAGATTCAGATACAAGAGCAAGCCCTTTGAAGACCTACGAAAAGCACGTTGGTACGAGGAACGATTGATGAAGTTTTTGTTGGACAATCAAGATGCAGTATAAGACAGGCACTCAAGACTACCTTGGGATTACTATAGACTACGACAGAGAGAAAGACCTAAACGACTTCTCTCTGAACACACTGAAGGACAGGTACTTCTGGGAGGACGAAACACACGCACAGGAAGCCTTTGCACGCGCTTCTGTGTACAGTGCAACCTATCAGGGGACTACAGACTTTGACCTAGCACAGCGCCTGTATGACTACGCCAGTAAAGGCTGGTTCATGTTCAGTACACCCATACTAAGTAATG